TGTCCTTGGACTCCTTGCGGACCTGTCTGTCCTTGGACTCCTTGCGGACCCTGTGGACCTTGTGGACCAATCGGACCTTGCGGACCTCTGAGCATCTCGATTTGTTCGGGCGTAAGGTCGTTGAAATCGACCTCTCCCATCGGGCCTTGCGGACCTGTTGGACCAGGTGGACCTTGCTGACCTGGTATGTAGATAAGTGGATACGAAGTGCCATCAAACACAACAACAGGCTTGAATTCATCGCCCATTATCTCGATTGGTGTACTTGTTGTATTCAGCTCTACTACTATCATAGCTTCTCAAATTTCGCTATTGTTCCAAAATATTTGTCGTTGCGTCCGCTCGGGAACGCAGCATCGTTCGTCTTAACTGTTATGGCTGCGCGAACATATCCGCTAACCATTGCCGCCACTTCTCCAACGAACACGCGAACCAATGCCCGCGTAGGTTGACCCGACACTGCAAGTATCTGTTTGAGCGGGTCGGTTTCAGTTTTCTTCAAGGTCTTAATAATCGTGTCGTTATTATACACATCAACAGTTATATCCGCAGCATTCGCGAACGTAACCGTTTTCATGTCGATAGTGAACACAATGTCTTGGCCTGTATAGTATGTCGCAAACTCGCTCATGGCTGCACCTCCGAATCTTCACCGAATAACCGAGGGGCAAACTTGTCGATACCGCCTGCAACGAATAACAGGATTGTACTCGTTACCGTGTTGTCTTGCATGAACGAGAAGCCTGCAACGCCCGCAAGCGTGTAGCTAATCATTTCTATAAACACCTGCACTTTCTTTGGCGCAGGTTTGTGCCATTGTCCTATTCCAAATTTCATACGCCTTTAAAATATAAGTCTGCTTCTGCTTTGCGCCTGCGAGTAAGTCCGTTAAGAACTCTGCCGCCTGCCTTGTTCCACTTCATGAACTCGGCACGGATTGAATGGTTGTTAGGGTTGGCGTTTACCAATCTCAACAATGTGCTGTCTCCAAGCCCTTCGGCTTTCGTGTCCGCGTCAATGTCAAGTCCGACATTGAAAGAGAAAGACAATAGTGCAGCCAACTGAAAATCGTTACACTTTGACTTCACGAGGGAGCGCACGCCCTTTTCAAATGAAGCCGCTACAAAAAGCAGCAATGTTTCAGCACGCAAGTCTGTAATCTTGTCGCCCTTTTTTACAGGCGTTCCGTCCTCGTAAAACGTACTACCGTAACCAATAGTCCATTTGCCTGCCGGGCACAGATAAGCCGTAAGTTTCTTGCCCTCAAATTCTTTGATAATGGGCGAAGCCAATTCAATTACCCTGCTCATGGTTTCTCCGGCCAAATTATTGTTGTTGGAAAATCCTCTTGCTGCGGTACGTCACGCAAAGATTGGCGGTACTCTACCCAATCTGCTTTCACTTCCGCGCTCAGCGGCACGTCAGGTAGCTGAGTCCAATCGCAGGCAAGCAATAACCCGTTGCGTTGTGCCCTGGCTTCGGCTGCTTTTTGTTCTTCCGTTGGCTCAGGTGCAGGCTCAGGCTCTATCACAGGGATAGGCTCCTTCACCCATTCGCTACCGTTCCAACGCACGAGCTCGCCCTCACCTGGTGTCGGTGGTTCGATTGGTGTTGCGCTCGCAGGGATGAGGTATTCACCCGGTGTCAACGGATCGGTAAACGCCACGTCCGTTCCTACATACAACCCGGTCGCTGGATGATATGAGTAGACTTGCAAGGTTCCGTCCTCGAGTATAACAGGTTTGGTTGTTTTTTTCTTGCGTGCCATAGATTAGAATTTTATGCAGTACAATAATGCAACGTTTCGTGGGCGTGTTTCGGTACCGCCTGTTGAATTGGTTGTGTCGATGCCGCCAATATTAGAACCGTCAGAGGCCTTTGTTCCGTTCCCTGTACCGGCTATTGGATCAACACCATAACTGTGGGTGTGCGCCTTCAATTCATCAGCCTGCGAAGTACCGATTCCACGACCAAACGTGATACTCTGAAAACCAGCGGTTGTTGCAGGAGCACTGATGGTTATGTTAAACGAAGAGTCTATACTTACAATAGTAGTGCCAGGCTGAATTCCTGTGCCACTAACTGCCATGCCAACACTCAATCCTGTTGTATTAGGAGACACTGACACGTTTGTTGATGCGTTAATGAGCGTACAAGTAAGAACAATGCTGTTATCAAGACCACGCCCGTTATCCCAACCGCGAATAAACTCGCCTCGCAAATCAGGTAGCGCAAATGTTGTTGCTCCGTCTCCGCGGCCAAACTTACCAGGGTTGTTTGTTTTATCTGTTGCATTTGCAGCTAACATACCGCTTGCCTGAGCATGCGCCCACAGTCTGCGATATGTGTTACGATTTAGAGTAGCGCCATTCATGGCCAAATACCCGGCTGGCGGTGTGTTTCCTGCCATAAGAAGAACAGAGCCAATAGGGTTGATAGTGTCAAACTCGTTAGCACGAGTGATATTCGTCACTATTGTTGTGTTAGCAGCGGTATACAGGAACTCAACGAGGTCGCCAATATTTAATGTTACGCCACCCACAATGGCTGTATTACCTGGCACTGCTGACGAATTATAATAGAACCCGATTGTGTTTCCTGCTACTCCGCTTGGCAAGTCAACATCAAGGTCGCTGATATCGTCATTGTTTAGAATGACTATCTTGTTCAGGCTTTCCACAGGTATTGCGAATGGATTACCATCGCTCGTAAGAGTAGATATTCCATCATATCCACCAATCTTTGATTTCAGCCAGCTTGTACGATTGGCAAGCTGCTTCGCTTGCTGGTTTGCTATTCCAGTAGGGCCGCCCTGTACCGGGTCGGTTGTTTCAAGCTGGTATATACCGGCTTCCCATGTAGTTGATTCAGATAAGTTTGCCATGTGCTATGTTTTGTTAAAATGTAATTTTCCAAGTTCCTTCGAGGCGCAACGCGCTTGTCTTCGCAATAGGTTCTGAAACAATGCGCGAAAACAAAACAGGCGTTCCTGTACGATCTACAATCAGGCCAAACTCACGGATGGTCATTCCGTTGTTTTCGTTGTATTCCAGCGCCCAATTGAACTGTGCAGAGTTAACGGTTGGGTTGCTCGAGCTGTTGATAACTTTCGTAAACGCTCCCGTGAGAGCCGTATCTGCAAGTGTTGCCACAGCTCCGCTTGTGCCAAACGCAATGCCATTCACAATCTGCGTAGTAGTTCCGTTGCGAAGAACGGCAGCCAATACGCCTTTGCCTGCGTTTACAACGAGGTTCTTTTTGTTCCATTCAAGAACCAGTTCGTTTTTCTCGTTGTATCCTCTTAGCGAAACTTCGCCTTTGATTGTAATTGTTTCGTCTTTCATACTACAATTATAAAGAATTTATCTATTACTGCCTACTGAAATCCCGTGATATCCTCGCCATAAGAATTATATTTTTGCGTGCCATTAAACGTATACACTGCGTTGTATGTGATTCCCGAGAACTCTTCGTCTAATCCCGCAACAGTAACTGTTATTTTCAAATCCTCAGTTATATCTATGTTGTCTTCAAGACCTTTAATGAAACTGATATCCACCAGCGTAGAGCGAGCATTCTTGTACTCTTTTACAAGTTCCTGAATGTCGATTGTTTCCTGTGAGCTGATACCTTTGTCATTTCCCAGGTTAAATATCACACGGAAACATGCCCAGTTACCGAGCCCGTTATAGGTCACCGATCCGTTAAACAAAAAGGTGCCATCGTAATACTGCCCCACGCCTTCAAGTATGGTAGAGTCAGAATATCCCGCCCGCTTAATCGCTTCTTTGATCGACCACGGTGTGCCCTTGAATCGGTGCAGCTCAATGGCCTGCTTCAACAAGTCTCGCTGCTGTGTCTCCGTTTTGGCAAATCGCCATCCTTTATACCCAAGAATATTAAACTGCTCTGCAAGGTGCGGCAATGCCGCAGCAGGTACCGTATCAATCAGGTATATCATTAGCGGATTTAGGTCGAGGCCTTCAAACCGATTCCTTGCAGCAATATCATACGCCTTGATGTGCTCGCTGTTTTGCAAGCCACTTGCTAATATACTGTCGGTTATCCGAGGTTTCTCGGCTGTTCCTACTGCTAAATTAATGGGTAAAAGATATGGAAATGGCATCGCGTTCTTTTATTATCCGGCTGTTGTTCCTGTTGTTTGTACTACTATTGATGTGCACACGGCAAAGGCTGTTGGTGCAACCACAATCGTGTTAAATGGGTTTGCCGAACCATCTTCCAGCACCACATCATACACGCCATCCACAAGGCACTGTTTCTCGGCTTGGTTTCTCACAATGTCCTGTCCAAGCTTCTGCCGCTTTGCCAGCGTAAATGCCTGCAGGTTTGCCAATACCTGAGCCTCTATCGAAGCCTGGTCTGCTGCTGTGTACAGGGTCAGTTTCGCAACCAACGTATAGGTGGTGCGGGTTGGTGCAATTGCCTGAACAGTATCGGTCAACGGCCTAACTTTCTCCGCGCTGCATGTAGCAAGAACGGAGTTAAGCACCTGCACAGGCGTAACGTTGCCATCCGACATGAGCGGATAAATGGCTACAGTTCCGGGCACAGGGTTGGTAATAGCCACATCAATGATGTTTGGGTTGGCTGTTTTTGCCCAATAGAAATACGCCCCAATGCTGCCCGCATTCGAGAATGTGGAAGGAGCAAGCCTGATTCGCTCTCTAAGGTTTTCGTCTGTTTCGGTTTCAGAACCGCCTGCGGTGGTCTGCAGGTTGGTGACTGTTGCTACAAACATGAGCGGGTCAACAATTGTAGCCACCTGCCCTGCTGTGTAGCCATTGCCTACCTCTCCATCCACCTCACATGTTGCGTTTATTTCTCCAACGAGCACGCCTGCCGCAATGTTCAATTCATCGTCTGTCGCAAACAATACGCGTCCATCAACGGAGCTTATTCGCGTTCCTTCTGGAACGGTAACGCCCGAAGGGTTGGCCTGCAGCGTGAATCTGATTGTGCATTCTGCCGGAAGTGCGCCAATGCGCCTTACCCCAACGAGCTCGCCCAAATAGTCCAACACGGGTGCACGCGAGAACGCAACCAGGTTCTGTGTAGCTGCATCCTGAATGGCTTGCCTCAGCAAGCTTTCACGATACGCAATGGCGTTTGTAATTAGCCGCTCAACCTGTGCCGGGTAAATGATTCTACCCGTCAAAGATTCGTACTCGGCAATAAACTCGTCTACGAGTTTCTGTACATCATTCTCAACGAAAATAGGTGCTTCTGCCATGGTTACTGTGTTAGGTTATATGTCACTACCGTTGTACCTTCGGTTCCGTCTGCACGCTCCCAGGTTACCCGATAAGTGATCTGTGATACTTCTATTTTATACGCCACCTCACTTACGTTTATTCTTGGCTCCCACAACTGAATCTGTTCTGCCAACTCTCGCGTAAGATTGACGGCTGCAATATTAATCGGGGCATCTACATAGCTCAGCAAATCAACTCCGAATGTCGGACGCAAAGGGTCTGTTCCTTGCTGCGTGAGAAGAATCATTAACACGCATTGCGAGATATCATCATCGCTCTGTACGATGTCGCCAAACTCGCGCGTGCCGAGTGTCCAATCTGCCGATGTTATGTCTACTATCCTCATGATAATGTTCCTGTTCCCGGTGCTGTTGTTGCTCCTGTCTGTGCTGCCGCTGTTCCTGCTGTAGACACCGGTATGCCCGCGCTTACCGTTACCGTTGCTGTTTTCACAAACGCATCCATTGCATCGGCAATAGCTCCGGCCAACGTGTCAATCTTCGTGTTCTGCTCACTTGTCGGTGAGCCGCCAAGCGCGTCCAAGAACGCCTGTTTTACCGATGTTTTCAAAGATGTTTTATTCAGTGGCATATTTTACGACTTAAAAAAGTTTTGAACCTTCGTTTTGTTGCTAGTCAAGTTAGGCACCTGTACAGGTGGTCCGCTCGGTCCTGTTCCTGTCGGGTGTGTGTGTGCAATTAGAATGTCTAAGAGCTCTACCAAAATCGTTTTCAGCGTGTCCGCGCCCTTCTTCAATGTCGGCCCGTCTTGCTCGAGGCTGAACTCAACCGTGTTTATCTTCTGCAACAACTTACGCGCTGCACGGTCATAGCTGAACTCGTCTCCGCTCTCGTACTTTGTTCCGAACTTATCCGCGCTGCTGTATGGTGTAGCATCCTGGCTGTTATACACAGCTCCCAATATCGCACCAGCTTCCGCGTGTTGGTCCATCACACAACACACATGTTCGCCTATGTCGGGCAGGTGATACGCCTTGTTTTTCAGGCTGCCTGTTTGTGCAACGGGCAACCAGTCTGAAACAATGTTGTCCTCTTCAAACCGCACACGAGCGCGGCCTTTCTGCGCATCTATCTGATCAACTATGCCGAACTTCAACATCACTCAAATATAACAGTTAGTGTTGATATTTCCACTTCGAATAAAATTCTTTATCATAGAACGGAAAGAACTCCGCCCTGAATCGTTCAATAGCTCCATTCGGGTGTGTGGTAAACTCGATAATCCAACCGCCTAAGTGTGCGGCCAATCTCTTTTTACGCATGAATGGTGACTGATCCATTGTTGTGCCACCCTGTACCACGTGAACACCCCTGATGAAATCATACGAGGCCTTGTGATAGTGCCCCACCAATAACACATGCGGCTTCTCGTTTCCGCTGTAGCTCTCCACTATCTTCTGAGGCGCGTACGAAATCGCGTATGCCGAACCTCCACCGGGATGTAGAAGACGGATAATCGTCTGTCCTTTTCCGTCCTTTGAAGGCAAGATAATATCGTTCTCCATATAGTCAAGGTACTCGAGGTCAGTGCGCCCAAACTTGTACGCGCGTTCCTGCAATAGCCTGCCTGCATCAATGCCATGTTTCTGCGTATACCATCCCTCATGGTCGTCTCCTGCAATGTACTTCGTAATAATGCCGTCACGCTTCGGGTATTTCTCGAGCATGTATCTGATTTGATTATCAAACCCATGCACGTTTAAATCGTGCATGTTAAACCGCGCCTCTCCGTCAATCCAGTTTCCTGTGTTGAATACCGTTGTGATACCTTCGTCTGCGAATATATCATACAGTTTGTTGAGCACGTCTAACCGCTCATACTTGCTGCCCAGGTGATTGTCTGTAACATACCCGAAGCGATAGAATCCACTCTTGGATGTCTGTGCCTGTATCTTCTTAGCTGCCACCTTCTCGGGCTCACCGGAAATGAAGAATACTTCATTGTGCATCACAATGGATAAGCCGTTGTTGCGCGCTTGTATCAGCCACTCTTTTGCTTTTGTAACCGACAGGTCAAGCATGTCGCTGGCCTGCTCATAAGTGTACTTGATTCCCTTTTTGAACTGGTGTTTTTCTACAGCCACTCTCGCAGCGCTTGCTTTTTCGGTTGTTACTTTTGCCCGCCTTTTGGCGTAAAAGACGTACGTTTTCAACGAATTTGGTGAATTAAAACCAAACCGTTTGTAGTTCTTTGCTGCAAAGGACCTAATTGATAGGCCAGATGTTTGCAACGCCTTTAAAACTTCCTCGCATTTCATTATGTATGTGGTTTATTCTATTACTCGCACGTTGTATTTTGGAGGCTTCCGCTTCCTCGTTGATTTCTTCTTTTCTTTTACAACATATCCAACACGCTTCACTTCCAACGAAGTGATATACCCTCCACTCTTATCCATGTTGTGGCGGCTTTCCATAATGTGGTACCTGCCCGATAGCTCGCCCATGTCGGTCAGTTCAAAGTTGTTTCCTGCCACCAGGAACGGATTTCCAACCACAGTAAGGCTGCCCTCAACCTGGTTAGAACGCGAGCGATAAAGGGCTACTTTTGCCTTCTGTTCGGCCTGGGCCTTGTCTTCGGCTTTGGTTCTAATCTCGAGCGTGTCCGCTGCGGTAGGTTCTTTGAAACTCTCGCCACCTGCACCCTGCACCTCTGAGGCCTCCGATTCAACCACCTTCTTCTCTTTCGGGTCATGGTATTTCACAACCGCTTTCTTGTAGGTCTGCAACGCTTTATCCCGTAGTGTATAGTTCATCAGGTTTGAGCGATCCAACGTCACTACCGGCAAGCCTTTTTCTATTTCAAATATGCTCTCAAATACGAGCTTGTTTCCTTTGATAGAGAACTGATAGCCAAACTCGTCAGCCAGCCGTTTCAAATATTCCAAATCTGTTTCCCTGTTCTGCGTGCTCCTTGCTATACGCAGTGTAAGGATGCGCCCAACCAGTTGCAGGTTGTGTTTCTTTGCCACCGCTTCGGCTATCTGTTTCAACGTCTGCCCTTCATATGCCTTGCTCTCTCTCGTACGCATGGCTGTAGTTATCCAAGATGCCACGCCCTTAATCGCAACAATATCAGGCGGCCCATTCAGTTCTATCTCGTCAATAGAGAAGGTCCCTGCATCGGTCAGCAAGTCATCATAACCAAAATCCAAGTTTAGCTTGTCGCCCTTTGTTGGCCACCAACCATTGCGCCACAACCCGTCAGGATCGGCCAATAGTATCTGAAGCTCGTCACTTTCTCCGCGTGCCTTATCTGAGTAGTCTACCGATATAAGGTAGTTGGAAAGGTCGGTTGTAATGTCCTTTCCCTCGTACTTTATTTTAAATTTCGGGCTGCGTGCTGTTGTCATTGTTTCCAGGGTGGCAATAAGTTCGTGTCAGTGTCTGCTTCAGGAAGCACAGGAATGAGCAATTCAATGCCCTGCTCCATTACTGCATCCAACGGAATGTCTGGGTTTGCTGCGCATATCTCTGGAAATAGCAACGGATTTCCGTATGCTTTCTGAGCTATGGTGTCCCACCGCTCACCGCCAACTGTTGTATATGATGTGAACTCTGCCATGTTACTGTCTTGTTGCTGTATATACTGCTACTTCGGATAGTCCGCCATTCATGGCAGACACCCCGTTCTGTAACTCTCTGTTTGCTTGAATGGCTCCGTTTATGTCGCCTTGTGCCAACGCATCGGTAGCGTTCTGCACGGCTTGTTGTGTTCTATTGATGTCGTTCACAACGCGGTCTTTGGCGAGGATAACCATCTTCGCTTGGTCGAGTAGCTGTTGCGTTTTCAACAGGCCATTACGGGCTTTCTTCAGCGCTCGTTGCGCTTTCTTAACAGCGCCTGCTATTCCCTTTGCCGAATCTGCTATGTGGTTTCCGGCTGAGTATGCATCGGCTGTAACTTGTACCGAAGACTGCATGATAAGCTTACCCTCACCGTTGAATACGCGAGCGGATTTGACACGTCCAGCACGCGAAGCGAACCCGCTTGCAGCATTCTCTGATATTTCAACGTGCTCTCTCAGCTCCACACTCAGGTTTGCCAACATAACCTGCCCATTGGGGAATGTTTGTTCGTGCATCTCGTCAATGGTTCGGATGGTAAACTTGCCATAGTTGTTTCCATCACCACTGATAAGCGGCAACACATCACCATTCACACATGCCTGCCGTAGTGTTTCAACGCCTGCCTGTACGTCAATAAACGAGTGGTGCAGCTGTATATCAAAACGAATGGTGTCGAGCTGATTGCCTATCTTCTGCGAAACAGGTTTACCTTCAATTACTTCATGATCGGCATAGGATGCCTCAGTCCTTCGACTGAATGCGTTCCAGCCAACCATGTTTTGAAATCGTATGTTGCCTAACTGTCCGTACATTTTAGTATGCTACACGCGCCCTTCCGCGTTGGTAATCGTCCATTAGTCTTTTAAAATCTTGTTTCAGCTTCTCCGAAATCATGTTGGCATCGCTCTGTGTGGCAGAGCCACTCAGGTTAATTACAGGCGCGAAGTTAATCGTGCTATTGCCACCGCCTGAACCGCCACGAGTTGCCAGGGCTGGTCCGTTTGCCATTGCTCCGGCTACTGCTCCAACAGCCTGCATGATTGGCTGTGGCTTGATAGCCATGGCCAGCGTTTCCGCAAATTTGATTTTGTGAATGTCCATCAGCGGTCCGCGCTTTGCAGGCGAAAACGGGAAGAACTCGCGCACTTTCTGCGTGAGCTCCTTCACTTTGCCATACAGGGCTTCGGCCTTTGCCGTGATGCCGTCCACAATGGAGTCAATAATATTTACGCCTGCCTTATATAAGTCCGGCAGGAAGTTCTTTATCAGGGTAATAATCCCCTTGAAGATAATCGGAAACGGATTGATGAGCGCGAAAAGCGCAATCTTCCAGTTTTCTCTTAGCCAATTGCCAACGTCAACAACAGACTGTTTCAACCAAGTCCAAGCACGTTGCAGCCCTTGCATAATCTCTTTACGAAACGTTACCACTACAGCAATAGCAGCAACAACAGCGGCAACAATCAGAACAATAGGATTTGCTGATAACAGCATAATCGCACCACTGACAATCTTAATGCCACCGGCTACGATGAGTGCACCTGATCCAAGTGCAACAAACAGACCTATCATCTGAGAAATGCGAGGATTTTCCTTCACGAAATCTGCAACTCCGGCAGCAATCGGTTTCATAATTTCGCCAAACGCTTTGAGTGCAGGCAATAGAGCCATGCCGAAGTTTACCTTTAACTCTTGAACGATGTTAGAAAACTTCTGCATTTCAGCATTGAAGGTTTGATTACGAATATCAAACTCGCGGCCCATAGAACCTTGAAGCTTTGCATCGTTAAGCAGAGTAAGCTGACGCCTGTATTCTTCCACGCCCTGAGCGAGTTTCGTAACATCATCCCCATATTCTTTTCCAAATAGTTGTGTTGCTAACGTTAGTCCGTCCTTGCTTGTTTTGATTCTGTCGAGAACCTGTAAGATTGTTCCTTGTGGGTCAACCTTCATCATCTTCTGCATATTAGCAGCCGACAACCCAAGCTTCTCTAAGCCTGCTTGAAATCTCGCAGGCTGCATTTCCGCAATAGATAATTCGCGCATCAGCGCATTGATTGCCGTACCTGCCACCTCTGGACGCGTGCCCAACGTCAAAAATGTAGAGGCCAGCGCAGCCAGGTTCTGGTCAGCAAGGCCTATCTGTTTTGCCGTGCCTGCTGTGCGTAGCATTACCTCCATTATCTCGGAGCCTTTGGCAATCGCGTTGTCGTCAAGGTAGTTGATGGTGTCGCCCAATCGGCTTATTTGGTTGATAGGGATATCGAACATTTTGGCAATCTTGCCCATGCTCTCACCTACCTCACCTGCTGCCATATCGAACGCAACAGACATCTTCGACACTTCGCGCACGTACGAAATCAGTTCTTCGCGTGGAACGTCCATACGGCCACCAGCAGCAGCCAGGTCTACCAGTTCGTTGGTAGCCATGCCTATTTCGCGCCCGAGCTGTTGAATCTCGCCACCGAATGCAGCCAACGCTTGCGGGTCGTTCAAACCCTGCACCACCTTGCGCACGTCCGACATCTTTGTTTCAAAGTCGGCAGCAGCTTTCACAGGAACAGACAGCGCAGCGAAACCGGCTACACCGGCCCCTACCATTGCCGCGCCCTTAAACATTTGGTCTTGCGCCTTTTTCAGACGCTCAACCTCTTTCAAACTCTTATCAGTCGCGCCCTTAACCACCCTCGACATATTATCGACAGCGGAGAGTATAACAGCGACTTTGAGTAGTTTATCCATTCGGTGGTGCGTTTAGCTTATTGTGTACTTTTACTGCTTGTCCGTGCCAGTAGCTAACCTCTCTTGCATCCATCTCGTCCAGCACGACTATTGATGTGTTTGAAAAATGGGCGAGGAACATAATGTCCTCGCCTTTTAAAAATTTACGCCACTGAATTCGGCTTGCAGCTTCAATACGTCCTTTCCGTCCATATTGTCGAGCTCTTCGGCTACAATCTCTTTGCCTTCAATTGTGGTGCACTGCGCTATCAGCGCAAAAATAAACATGCCTGGCTTGCCGTCTGAAATCTCAGCAGCAAGACGAATGTGTTTACCTTTGAAGTCCGCTATCTCGGCTACCTTGCCGGATGGGAGTGTAATTTGTTTTGCCATTGTGTTTGTCCTTGTGTTGTGAATTTTGACACGGGCAGCACATGGCCGCCCGCGTTATTTAAATGTGTCCTGAGCCTGCAAAATTATCCGCCAATGTTGGCGCGGTAGTTCTGCAACATATCTTCGCCATCCACTTTGAACATGTTGGCAAGTACGTCCAGTTCCATTACCGATTCTCCGTCAATCTCTTGACGAACATAGGTGCAATTCAAAGTCACCTCTAGCTCTACATTATCGTGCTGCTTGAAGTTGCCCATAGGAGCGTTCTTCGGAGTCACAACAAGGAATACCACGTAGGGTACCTCTTGCAGTTTGCCTGCAGCAGAATAAGTCTCAAGGTTACCGCGCAATTGCAGGCTTACCGATTTGTATGGGTTAGCCAGTTTGCGTGCCGCATCTCTGTACGGAGCATTGAACTTCAACTTTGCTTCGAGCTTATCCACGCCCGAAGGTAGTTCTACCTTACCAACCATGCCCAGGGCTTTGTGCTCTGCGAACATGAATTTCACGTCAGGTAAATTGGCTTCCTCGACCTGGCCGAGAAAGTTTACGCCATCCATATATATGTTGGCGTTTGTGAGTCTGTTAACTGATACTGCCATGGTTATGCAAGGTTTTTAAGAAGGTTGATGTCAATGAATGATTCGAAGGTAATTCTTTCTGCCGGAGTTGGAGGCATGAAAGAAATATCAAACGTAAGCTGGCCGCTGGCAATAGCTGTGTTTGGATTCTTCGCTTTATCGAAGGTACAGCTACCATCAATGATAGCTCCACGTTGAACGAGTGTGCGAAGGAAGATGTTTACGCTTTCACGGATGCTGTCAATAGTTGCCTGATCAATCGGCTTGTCGATGAACTGCAACATAGCCAGTTCCAATGATTCGTGAATGATGTCAGCTGTACGCTGTACGCTCACGAAGTTAGAAGGTGCAGTGCTGGTAGGGAACGCAGCGGAGCGGTTGCCCCAAGTGCGTAAGCCTGTGCCAAAGCTGTTGAAAATGGTTGTGATGCCCTTCTCATTCAGCAGGTTCACTTCGGTGCTGGCATCGTTTACGGCAGCGGTAAGCTTGCGCTCAACGCCTGTGATGCCTTTGATTTCCTTGTTTGAAGGAGAGTACCAGTAGCCGAAGTTCAAGTCAGTGGCAGCAATTACGCCAGCCATGAATTGAGAGTAAGGGCGCAGCTCGTCCGATTCGGTGGCGGCATCAAACGCCTTCAACCATGGGTACAACAGGTGTGCGCGTTTGCTCGAGGTGTCGAATTTTCCAACACCACCTGAAGGGCCACGGCCTGTAATAGCAGCCTGCGGAGTTGTTCCGGTAGGCGCATCCAACAGGGCAATAGCGCGGTACTTGTCCGCTGCACTCAGCATCTCTGTGGCGATAGCCGCAATGTGCGAGTAGCGAGGCGCAATCAACAATTTTGGCACATAGCCAAGTTGGTTGTAGCACTCCGCAAACAGTTTGAATCCTGTTTTTGCGTTGGTCACACCGTCAACAGAACCAATGATTTGGCTGTTGGCAATAGAAGCTCCGTCAAGTTTTTTGTAAGTGGCTTTCAGCACGGTTCCTTCTGGAATCACGGTGAAGTCCAATACAGTCACATTTCCGTACGCGTCTACTGAGTAGGCGCTTGAAGCTACGGATGTGTTAGTTCCTTTTACCATGCTCACACCAAGGTTTCCATTGGTGTCAGGCACGGGAGCAAAGGCGAGTTTAGCTTTGCCGTTAGCAGTGGCTGTCAGTACCTCGTCTGTTACCTGGGCTGTGTTGCCTGTATAGTTGAAAGTGTTTACCACCACAACCAATCCGGCACCCTGAGCCAAGATAGCAGAAAGAGCCTGCGGGATGGAGAATCCCGGTACTTCTGCGCCAAACTGAGCGGCATCCTGTGCGTTTTGCACAATGGTCAGCGTGTTTACCGGTCCCTTCGGTGCAATGCCGACAAGGCCGATAACAGCCGATTTTACGACCGATATAGGAACCGGTCCCTTGTTGAGTTCAATGGTCTCAACGCCATGTAGGTAATTTGCTGCCATGTTTTATAAGTTTTCTGTTTTCCGTTGTTGGTGTAAATATAGTGTTTTTTCTCAACATATTGATTCTAGTTAGGCAGCTCTTCCCAATACAGCCTGTGCCTGGTTGATGATATTGATAAGAGCAGTACGCTTGGCTATACTTAGTCCACGCGAAAAACCGTGAAGGCTCATTGGTTTTGTTGAAATCGAATCTTCATCCATTCGGTTAAACAATATCATCTGGCCATCCGTCACATTAAATGTAGTTTCAGCATCTGACGCATTTAAGATGGTGTTGTCTTTTACGATCTCTCGATAGTTAGCTGCGTTTTTCTGCCATAGCCAGGTACCTTTATAACCAGTAGTGCCATAATTAAAAAATAACAACCATTCTGGAAAACGATTAAGAGCTGCAAATCCGAAATTTTCAATTCTCTTCATGCAAAAACCGTTTTCTGGAATTCCCGCATCACCAGCTAGGGATGATCCTACCTCTATTTGCGTTGGTTGATTATCGGGCACTACGTCTTGTCTGTTATAGAAAAAACCGCAAAACGAATTGCTGTTAAAGAAACTTGGATGCGAAGACGGTATCAGAAATGTTCTAGCGAAACCTGTTGTTGATGGTGGTGTAACACCGTTTGCATCGTGAATAAAGTCATAGAATAAGAAATCAAGCCTGAATGCATCATCTGCGTCTCGTGGGTCTTTTAAATTCAATGCGTGTGTAGCCTTAGAGCGTCCAACGTAGGGCCAAATGGCAGGTATGTCATCCCAAATGTTTAGAGCACTTGGGTTGTAAGACGTATCGTTACCCTTTAGCGATGCAACAAGGAACTGAATGTATTGTTGCTCTGCTACCGTAAGGCGAACACCTGCTCCTCGGCAAGCATTTACAAACTTGACCGCATCTGGGTCAAGACCTGAAATATACCCCTTTTGTGATGCAATGATTCCTGTGCTCATAATTATGGTGTTATGTCCCCGATTGCCCGCCAAGTATTTGCCTCCACATAAATGAAGCGAACAACTGCGTGACGCGCTCTGATTTTGGTCGCGTTATCTGCTGCGTTTACAGTTGCCCCTGCTCCAGCAACAAAACTAACCTGTCCTGTTCCTGCTTGTGAAACGTCAAACCAGTCCCCTACTTGCAATCCCGCAAGAGATGTTGCTGAAGGAAGCGTTACAGTACGATTAGCGCTTGACGTGATGCGTCTTTCAGAGTACAACTCATTTAGGTTAGTCAACGTATAGTTAGCATCTATGCTAACAATTGTCATCCGGTATGGTGCTTTGCCATTAAGTTCTGATTGTAATCCTGTTACGTCAGAAATACTATGCGAATGAGAGACGTTTGCTTTTGCAGCCAATGCCGCAGCAAGTGCCGCATTATCATTCGGGCTTCCTGCGAGCTCGCTGAAGGAGCTTGCCCCTCCACCACCGCCACCCGTAGTTTGGATTACCCATTGGTTGTCGGAGCTATCCCAAAACGCCTTTTGCGGTCCTTGTCCTGAACCAGCATCAATAATTGCCTCCCAGCCTGGCTGTCCGTTTGGATATGCATTTTGTAGTGCGCTCAAACTAACAAACGTACCAACGTAAGTTATACTTAACGAGGCAAGCTTGGTTTTCTCTGCGTTTGTAAAATTGGCTTGAGACAATCCTTTTCCAACTTCAACATTAACTTTATTTGACAACTCTAAAATGGTGTCGGAAGGCAGGTTTGTAACCTTGTTCTTGTCTGTGTTGTTATAGTCGTTAGTTGACAATCCCTTGCCTACCTCAGCATCTTGCTTTGAATTTACAGCAGCTTTTATCTCGTTTGCATCGTCTGCCGTAAAGTTTCTCCGCGGATCGCTCTCTGGTAGATTAGGGTTTTCTGATTTGTTTAGGTAAGTTATGTTTGCCATATTCTGTATTATGCTTCCGGTGGTGTAATTGATTCTCCAAGTGGCCCATCTACCACAATCTGTTCAAGCGTTGGAAGAACTTGCGCGTCCTGTTCCTCTACAATAGTCGTAGTCGTTGATATCAGCAGCTGGTAGATGAACAGGCTTTCTGTGCGTTCAACGAATCCGAATTTTAGCACCTGCAGTTTTTGACAGTCGCTCGGTGTAAATCCGAGTAGCGCCTTTTTTGTCTTTGTAAGCACATCGTACAGCCCATTTCTGCCACGGAGCTTTCTCGACTCCATTGTTATCTCAAACACGATCTGCTCTTCTTGCGAAACGAAACTTCCAAGCGTTCTGCTACTTGCTTTTGACGCTCTTTCTCCTGTTGGGAAATCGGACATCTTGTAAGATACGGTCACGCGCGGTTTGGCCACAGCAATTTTTCCGTATTCCGCTTCATCTTCGGGCAGTACGCGAGCCTCAACGTTGCTGCCTAACTTAGCAGCAAGTCTTGTCCGAATCTGTTCTTCTGCGGTTTCGTAGTTCATTGTTTTGGTTCAAGTTTTGCCCGGTACGTTTTGCCATCATAGACGGCTTTTATATCGCGAACGTAGTAGGATATATGATTCACTACCACTTCTTCCAAAATTCCGTCTCTAACGGCCTCAAATAGCCCATCAAAAAACCCTCTGCGGTATTCCATCATCATGCCCACAGGGTTGTATTCAACTCCTGCCAGCTCGTGCACCTCAGTCGGGTCTTTTAACAGCACCCTGGCAACCTTTGTTTGGCCACCTGCCTGCGGAATCCAGCTTGCATCATAGCCCATAGTTGAGCTGATGACGTCAAACGAAGTGTTTTGCAGAGCGTCAAATGGGTTCATATTATTCTATCTCAAAAAAGGGGAGACGCGCTCCCCTTTTACTGATGTTTTGTTTGTTGGTTGATTACGATGTGATCGCGCCAGGGAACGTTGCAAGCATAACTTTCACGGTACCTGCAGCTGCTAATGCGTCCTCAACTGCATAACCGATGAAAATACCATCAGCATCTGTCTTGGTCACTTCACCTGGTGTGCTGTCCCAAAACACTACATCACCAGCGCTAACAGCAAGAGCAGCTTTCTTGGTAAGCAAGAACACTCCTGTTGTTTTGATTTGACCCTTTGCTCCGTTAGCTACTGTGCCCAAGGCAACGCCAACGATTTTGCCCACGATTACGGGCGAACCTGCGGAAATCGTTCCACCGGTTCCATTGGTGAACTCTAAGTGATCACCTTCTTGAATGAAATTCTGTGCCATGATTCTTTTGTCTTTATTAGTAGTTTATGAATAGGAACGGATAGTGAGTCCGTTCCTTATTATTTCTTAGCCATTGTTTTTGATTACGCCTCTCCAACCGATGGCACCCACACCGTAGTCCTCACGTATTTTCCACTCAACACCGTCAATTGAGAATCCGTTGCGGCTTTCCATGTGTGGAGTTTGGTTTCCATCAAGGAACACAACCTCGAATACAGGCTCTTCCGAAGGATTAGCAAATGCATAATATGCATTGCCAGACAGACGAGGAGTGTCAACAACTTGCGAGAACAAGCCATTTACGATGTTCGGACGCTGCAATTTGTTGTTTGCATCAGGATCGTATTGTGAGTTGTTCAAAATGCGAAGAGTTGAACCAAGGCTCAAAGGAGCCAACGCCAGGTATGGACGAATGTCCAGATAGTCGTTGCCGTCCTTATCCATGTGCTTAGCCATTTGCTGGCGCATTGAGTCGATACGGGTCACAGTAGGTGCACCGGTATCTGTGGCAATGTTGTTGTGGTCAACATGGAACAATGCTTTTCCATCCTGCATTGTTGGTCCGTTACCGGAGTTCAATGCGAACATTGCATACACATCGTTCTCAATAGAACGTGCAGCAGCGCGGCCTAACATTGCAGCAAGGCGGGTGAATGCACCAAGGTCATCGTTCACGATCATCTGACGAGATACGTTGATGATATTACCTTTGGTTTTCGCGCTGATTTTCTCGAAATCAGCATCGGTGATTTTCTTGTTTTTGAACTCACCGTTTTCTGCAACCTCTTCCAAGTCGGAGAAGGTGCCCATGCGCAGACGCTTGTACTCGCGGAAGTCGCTTACCGAACCAACGGTAGCAAAGCTTCTCCAAGTGTCAGCGGCAGCGTTATAGTTGGCCAACAGGATTCTGCGGTTTGTGCCTTCAAGCAACACAGGAAAATCCGATGAGCTCGAGGTGAATGCACGGCCAACAATTTCCATTTTGTCCATGCCTGCGATGTTTACGCCACCGCGAGTCAGCGCGTCCTTAGCCATGTCCAACAAGGTCATGCCTCTGAACTTTTGTGCTTCTTTCAGCACATCAGTTGAGTAGCCCTCCTTCTCGGCTTTTGCCAAATCAGGAGCTACACGGAGCACCAGGGCAGCTTCCGTAGCTGTTCTGCGGAACTCCTCTCCTTTGTCAGCTCCAACACCGATATGAGCAGTGCGGGTGCCGTTAAACGGATCGCCCTTTTCGAACTCTGCAATGATGCGTTCGCGGGCTGCTTCGATGCTTGCGCCTTCTTCAATCAGCGTACGAGCGAACTCGTCACTCAGTCTTGCTGCTTTTACGGCCTTCTGAATATCAGCGGCACGTTGGCGTTCTGCTTTTGCGCCTTCTTCGCGAGCCTTTGCAGGATCGTTTGAAATGCGTTCTTTTTCTGCTGAGATAGCTGCGCGGGCAGCTTCAACAGTCATGCTCTCGTTGTCGATTAGACCACGGGCAAACTCGGCTGAAAGGCCTGCACCGGCCACAGCCTTTGTGATGTCTGCGGCACGTTGACGCTCTGCGTCACGCAATGCCTTTTTTTCTGCTTCTGTCATTTTATTTTGTTCTATACCTCTATTTTGGGTCTCAATGATTTCGGTATCGAATTGCTCGCTACCTTCTGTGCGCATGCCTGAATTCGGGTCTGCCGGAATAGTTGCTAAACTGATTTCGGTAGGTTCCCAATCAATGGCTTTGTAAGTGCGAACTGTTTCGCCCTCGGCCAACGGCTGCGATTCGTATTTATATACACGATAACCAACACTCACATTTTTGAGAATGCCGTCTTTTACGTCCTGAAAAATTCCGTCTACTTCCGCTCTCTTTGAAAAACGGAGCGTAGCCTTTCCGGTACGCGTTGCAACGTCAATGGAAGGATTCTCAACAACGCCAAGAATGGTGCGAACACCGCCATATTTGTCGTGGTTATCAAGAACGGGCGCACCATTGTTAAGCCTGTCCATGCGAACATGCCCTTGGTCGAATGATAACACCTCGTTGAACGGCTCCCAGTTGCTCACACGACCAGCTGTCAACACAGGCGTGTCAGTCGCAAACACTACTTCAACTGTGCGTTTTTCCTCGTTCAGCGTTGCAGGCTGCACGTCCGCACGTATCATGTTGGAGTATGTTTTGATGATTTTGTTTTCCTTTGCCATATCGAAAGCAATTGTAAGTTATAATTATGGATTTTCCAAACTTTGTGATTTTGCCAATTTAGACTTGGCATCTATGCGGGCATCCGAGTCTAACATTATATTAGCCGAATCCAGCTTGGCATTGTATTCCTGAATCTCTTTGAGCACTTCATCAGGGTCATATCCTTGTGCTCTTACCGCCTCTGCCCATGACAAGAACCCGGCACGAACAGCATCGTTCAGCGCTGGCACTTCTTTTGTCGGGTCTATCATCTCTCTGCGTGGAGTTGTCCACGAGGCCATAATTGGTGAATTAGAAATACCATTGATGAACATGGCATCATTAAACCACGACCATATCTTTTGGCAAAACAAAGGAATAAACATCCGCTCCTGCCATTGAACAACCGAGCGTTGGAATTCTATCCATGCCATGCGTGCGCTCGAGAAGTTTACCTGCGAATAATCGCCAGTCATTTGCTCGTAGGTTACGCTGTTTCCTGCGGCAATGCTTCTCAGCTGTGTGCTGGTATATTCGCTGTAGCCCTCCGATGATGGCGGGCTTCCAAATGTAACTGTTTGCCCGGGTGCCAAATACTCAATCATGCCCGGCTCTACTCTCGATGCCTGCTCCTGTTGTTTGCTGCCTGTTATCATTCCGTCACCTGTTGAGGTAACGAACGCAGCAAAGCACGCTGCAACCTTCTTGCCCATTAACGCAGCATCTTCGTACTCGTCTAGGTCATACATGCGCATCATGGCAGATACGCCTTGCGGAACGCCTCTTACCTGCCCTGGTCTGTCCACCATATAAATGTGCGTGAACTCGCTTATTGGTATCCTTTTTGAATCGGTGTTGTAAGTAAACGCATCACCTGGATGGAAGTCGTACATCCAGTACGCTACACGCCTGCCGTTCCTGTCGAACTCAACGCCCTGAATGATGTAACTACCATCGGTGAGCTGCTGCATTGTTTTGGATGTATCGATAAAATCAGGCTCCACTACCTGCAGTTGAATTCCGAACGCTCCACCTCTGCGCTTGCGAACGATAGCTTCTCCACTTTCGGCAATGGTCTTCATAACAAGCCATTGCAGTCCGTAAATGTTGTGCAGTCCGTCAAAATCACATTCGGTAGTTTCTGCCCAGGCCTTCCACGCTTCCGTAACGCGCCTTAACGAGCGGCCTTCGGCTACAACCTTCGGTCTGATTCCTGTGCCAACGGTATTGTTTGCAACAATCTCCATGGCGCGTTTCGCGTATGGATTGTTTCTCACCAGGTCGCGGCTTCTATCTCTGAGCTTATGCAATGCATTGGTGAGCTCGCTATTCGCACTCGTGCCGTAGGCTTGCCAGCCATCGGTGCGCCTGCCGCTTGCAGCAGCATTGTATCTGCGCTCTTGTTGCTCGAGGTAGGCATTCACCAGCCTATATCTCTGGCGATCTGCTGCCCACTTCGGGCTTAGCGTGCTGATTGCACGCTCTATAAAATTGTTTCGTGCCATATTATGTGCCGTGTGTTATTCAAATCCTTTATTGAACTGCGCAAATATTCTTGCAGTCCGCTCTTCTTTAAGTCCGAGGTTTTCTTTTATCAGGTCGCGTATTCGAATCATTTCGTCAAGTGAGCGATATGCAACGCGCTTATCACCGTACCAGCACTCACGAGCACCGGTAGCGATAGCCTGATTGATTGCGTCAAGATTAGCCTGTGTGAATTCTGGTACCATGACACAAATGTAACCCTTTTTATGGCAATCCCAAACGGCAGACTACTTCGAGCTCCACCAAATCCGTCTTTCCAGCCTGCTCAATAGCCTTAGCGTCAGCTCGTTTCTTTTTGTCTGTAAAAAGCATGTGGTACCGAAACGAGGCTCTTCGTGCTTCGTCCGTGTCTCCTTTTACAAGAGCATTATCAAACTGCATGATCCGAAAGTTGGGTTTACCTGTCTTTCGGTCTTTGCCCTCAGTTGTTATCCGAACTGAACCCCGCGCTCGATAAACCTGTTCCATACTCTTTACCTAATCGTCCTGCCGTGTGCCAGTCAGGATGTATTTTTCTGTTTTTGAATTTTTCGATTACAGCGTTCTCGTCAACATGTGGGAGAACCCAAATCTCTGCACCTTCAAAATGGATGCGTTTTAACGGCTTGCCGTCTTTTGTGGTTGGTGGTTTCATTATTTGTTCCAAAATGATGATTTCTTTAAGCGAGGCGCACTCTGCTGTTGCTGGTATGCACCCGCAATTGCTTCAAATGCGCTATCAGTAAACCTGTCTATCCCGACCACTGCCGCTGCTGCTCTCGCATACACACGGCAATCCAGCGGTTCGTTTCGCTCAAACTTCTTTACCCATTCATACACTTTGAACCCTCTTTTATCTATCTTAAACTGCAACTCTTCCGCGGTTAGCCCCTTGAAATAGTGCATATCGTATTCAGGAAAATGACAATAACCTGCGGGAATACTGCCGTCTTCTGCAATCTCTTGTTTCAGCCATCCATACAATTCTGACTTCAACAGCGACACACCAACCTGAAACACCCCAACCGTTCCTACTTTCTTGCCAGCCCTGGTGATGTCTACTGAACGTGGTGGTGCAACAACGAGCTGCTGCCTATCGTTACCCTTCACCGGAATAACGCGTGTTGGATCATACCTTCGGCAAAAGTCATACGCATGTGTGGTGTTGTAACCCGTATCTACAGCCATCATTGTGAGCGGCAGCATAAGGCCATCCTGTCTTTGCCAGCTCTCATTTACCAGCTTGCTGAGCTCGTTCCATACTTCGGGCTTAGCGGTGTCACCCGATATAACGCGGTAATCGATTGAGTAGGTGCGCTTGCCTTTGCACCATCCCACTACCTCGAGCTCGAGGCGATCTTTCTGAACGTCCACGCCAGCCGTAATAAAACACACGTCCTTGGGTGCCTTGTTCAAATCGTAATTCTCGCGCCTGTTGTACAGATTCATATATGGTGGCGCGTCACCTTTCTCTTTCCATGTCTCTCCAAGCACGGTGTTTACAAACGTCTTCAGCTTGTTCGTATCACTTTGCGCCTTCTCCCATTCCTCTGCAGCCTGTGCCCATGAGTACCAACCGAATGGCGAGTACAGCGAGTTGATGTGGTAGCCAACCTTGTTCGGATTCTCATTCTCTGGTTTTTCGGCAATCCACTTGCCGTTTTCCAGCATGATTGTTTTGTAGCGCTCCTCAATCGGCTCATCGCAGCCTTCGCATAAATACCTTGCTGTTTGCCATGATCCACGCTCCCAACGCAGACGCGCCCACTTCAATGGCTGCATCAGCCCGCAATGAGGACAAGGCACGTGATAGTAACGCTGGTCTGTCATCAGGAATTCAGATTCAACAACCGACTTTCCTTCGATGGTTGGTGTGCTCACGATGAAAATCTTCTTCTTCGCAAACGTGCGCGTACGAGCTCGCGCCAGGTCAATAGGTGATCCCTCACCCTCGAGGTCAATCGGATAGCCGTCTGCCTCGTCCAGAAACAGATAGCGTACCGGCATGGAGCGAAGCCCAACAGCCGAGTTCGCGCCTGTCATTATCAGCACACCGCCTGGGAATGACTTGCTCCGCGCTGTGTTGTCGCTGTCTCTCGAGCGGGCAGGAGCAATCTTCTCTCTCAGTCGTGGTGTCGCCTCAATCATAGGGTCGATACGAATCTTGCTGTTTCGCTTTACCGTGTCGTCCGTAGGCATAACCATCAGCGATGGTGCAGGCGCTACGTCAATGATATATCCAACCCAATTGTTACCAGCCTCAGTGAATCCGAGCTGTGCGCCCTTCATCACTACAACCTCTTGTGTTGGGTCTGTTGCGGATAGTTTGTCCATTATTTCGCGAAGGTATGGAGTGCGAGACGTGCGCCACTGCCCTGGCTCTGATGATGCCGTTGGAGCAAGCATTCTGAATTTGTCCGACCATTCGGAAACAGTCAGCCTTGGTTCTGGTCGTAAGCCATCGAAAAAACCTCTAATAATGTTCATACCTAACGTTTGGTGATTAGCTCTTTACTTCCATCTGCCAACTTTTCCAACGCATCAGCAATGGCGTTTGATAATATAGAATGCGCCTCGTTACGTGAACGAGCGGCAAGTATATTGTCTATAAATCGGTCCGGTACAGCCTGCAGCGCAGAGCGTACTTCTTGCCCGGCAGCAAAAAGAGCCTTATAGACCTGATCTCGGTCCACAAGGCTCCCTTGCTTTTGTTTCATTTCGAGTTCTAATATCTTCGCCTTGTACACCGCCTGGGCACGTTTCGCAGCAGCCAACGATGTGTCGGTGCGTGGATTCGTAGCCGTCTCAACAGGTTCGCTCGGTTTCACTTCCTCCTCAAATATCTCCTTCCCGTTTCGAGCCCTTCTCCTGTAGTCAGGGTCTTTAAATGCCGACCATTCTTTATCCGCAATATCAGGATTGATTTTCGGGCGCTTTGGATTCGTATAGTCCACTCCCTTTACAATCTTCTCGGCCTTTATGGCCTTGTGCACTGCGGTATCTGAACAGCCTTTTCTTCGTGCGTACTCGCGTATTGATAGTAGTGTACTCATTGTCTTGTTGTCGGATTACCCCGGCACCCAAGACTTTGACCACTCTGCATTCACCACAATATCCGTCTTAGGTATGCCTTTTCTGTTCGCCAAGCGAACCACTTCTTCTGATTCCATCTGCAACCTTTGGCAGATTTCCTCCATGCATAGCCCGTCCTTAATCATGCTCTCCACAATATCTGCCATCTTCAACACTGCATGAGTTCCACGGGCTCTATTGTGCCGAATAGTAGCCATCATTTTTGAGGCCGAGTCCTTCGGAGTAAGATACACAACAGGCACATATCCGCCTGTCAGCTTCATTAACTCCTTCGAACCACTCACTGTCCAACGGTGAAATCCGTCAACAATGGTTCCATCCTCGTTTGCCACTATCGGTTGTGTCCATCCGTCTTCGAGTATGCTAATTTTAAGTAGCCTCAGTTCTGGTGGAGCAACCGCATTCGGGTTGTAATTGTTCGGTTTGAGTTCATCCCTGTGAACCCACCGAACTTGATTGATCGGTTGTTTCTCTTTTGCCATCTTTCTTCACATTTTCATTCAACACTTGGCGTGTTAGTAATCCGTACCCTTTAATCCTTGGAGCGTTGCGCTCCTTCTTACCGAATTTCTCTCTCGCCTCTTCCAACGTAATTCCCAACCGCTTTAGGCTTCGGTCTGCCTCGGTTGTCATGCTGCCCGCCTGCCGTCCTTTGAAGTCGCCTTTGATAGCGACCTTAGCCAAGAACTTCCAACTGCATCCGCTCACCGGATGTGGTTCGCTGTCGTGCAGCGGGTCATCTGTTTTTGAGTAGTGCAGCTTGATCAGGCTGTTCATGTTCTCCCTAATCAAGTCCCGGTACTCAGGTTCGCTGTAGGTCTCAATAACCATCTGCGCATACTCACGCCAGGTTAGGTTCTCGGGCTTGTCCCAATTTGAGTACAGCTCCGTGTTGGCATACCGCCACGCGGTTGCAACACCCTTCACCCGGTGAACCATTTTGTGCCACAGCTCAGGCCAACACTCGGCATACACCCACAAACCCCTCAACGGCTCCTCTCCAAACGGTGGGCACACGCGCTGCGTCAACAGCCTGTTGTACAGTTGCGTCTTGTTGAAGATGTCGTAAGTATGATTGTAGTCATACCCCTTCAACTGGACCAACTTCCATACGTCTTCACTACTCCAATCGTAAATAGGAAACGCCCTGTAAGCATTCTTAAACTCTGCCTTTGAGGTCACAAAAGCATCATTCTTCTTGCTGGCAATTACGCGGTACCTGCGTAAGCTTTCCTGTGTCCGAATTCCCGTCAACACACATACCGTTCCCATCTCGTTCGGGAAAATCTTCGGCATCCACTCCTGAAAGCTGTCGCCAAACTTGAACGCCTGGTGCTCAGTGATTGCACCTTCGGGAAGTTCCCGCACCCACAAATCGCGATCATCAGGATTCCAACAATACCACCACGGCTGCTCGTTGCTGCACGCGTTCCGATGTTTCACCGGAAGGCAATACCACTCGAGCATCACGTCAGGGTGTTGTCTCACTCTCTCCACATACTCAACGGTTGTCGGATGAATGGCTTCTTCGTCAACGAAGATAGCATGCACCGGCAACCTTCCGAGTTCTCTTGCCACCTCAATAGTGAGGTTCAACACTGCCGTGCTGTCCTTCCCACCAGAGAAGGAAACGCATAGGTGATCAAAACGTTTGTATAGATAACGGATGCGGTCCTTGGCCGCTTCGTAAACATTTACGTCAGTAAATTGCTTGTTACCGGCAAGCGTAAGAACCCCACTGCATAGCCATAGCTTCAGCGACACCCTGAAATGTCTTTGAACGTAGTTTTGCACGTTCCGGCCCAGGTGGCAAATAGTGTAGTCTTTGTGCTTCATTTTTCGGTAATCGTTTCCATTCATCTTTTACATCTTTTGTTGGTTTAAGCTTTGGCAATCCTTTCAGCCAAAAACAAGTAGCCTTACTTTCTGTGTGTCCAAATTGATAGGGTTGTATTAGTTGGTTATATTTTTGCCCTATCAATTCTACTGCATACTTGTGTGGTATCGGATTTTCAATAGCTATCAATGGTATCGGGGCATTAAGTAAGGCTTTGAAAAATTCAGCACCTTCTTTTAAGTTTTGCCACCTTTCTTCATTCCGGCTTCCATCTTTATTCCAC